AATCAGATCTGCAACAAATCAGAAACGACATCAACGCCGCGCTCGAATCAGTAGGCAAGAAACACGGCCTGACATTACACGCTGGCAATTGTTCTTATGGCGAAAACAATTGTTCTTTTAAGCTGGAATGCCAAGTTGAAGGCGCGGCCACAAAAGAAGAATCCGCATTTACTGAAATGGCATCCTTTTACGGATTGAAGGCCGACGATCTCGGAAGGGTTTTCAGCATGGGCGGCGACCTGTATAAAATCTGCGGCCTGTCTGCACGTTCCAGAAAATACCCGATACTGTGCGAAAAATCAGCGAACGGCAAGATCTACAAATTCAGAGACGCCGACGTTGCGCGCCACCTCAAAACGGCCGCATAGAGTTCCCACAAATCCGCTGCCGGCTTGTCCGGCAGTTTTGGGTAGTACCACCAACTAAACAAACCGGAGAATCAAAATGAACCAACGAAAAGCAAACAAAGAAAACGCGACATTATGGGAACAACAATGCATCGCTATGGTCGGGATCCTTTGCCGACAAATTGAAGACGCCGCGAAAAGCAAAAATCCGCATTTGGGATTGTCCGAGCTTAAATTCGGCCTTCAAGATCTGGCCGTTCGCCCTTATTACGACGCCGACAAATTCGAGTCTGAAAGCCTGGATGAATTACGCGCCGAGATTGCAAGGAGAATCAAATGAGCGCCGGCCTTGTAAAAACGATAACGGCAAAGATTAAAGCCGCAAAACTTATCGACCTGTATGCCGGCCTGGTCCTGTTGGAAAAGATGCGCGCCAGTGATGCTGGTTACAGCGTAGAAATTGCCGACAATGGCGAATTTATTTATCACTTCAAAAAGGAGCTATCGTTATGAGCAAAGACAAAGGCACAACACGCGAAGAAGAAAAGAAAATGATCGGCGAATTAATATCCGAGCTTGTTTGTTATGACGTTCGCGACTTTCAAAGGTTGCCGGAAGAAGAACAGCGGGAATTGATCGGCGCCTATATGCTGTCGGTTGATCTCGATGCTGCTTGGGAGATATTAACCGAACACAGCGAGCGCTATTTGCCGCACATTATCGCGCACCACTTAAAAGATGGGAACGCCGAAATGTTAATGGAACAAATGATCGACGCTATCGAGCCGTATATTCGCGACGAGATCCAAGCGTTGATGAATGCCGAGTTTGCATCAATACCCGAACGCGCCAAAGACGCGCACACCGATTCACAAATCGACGAAGCAAAAGAGAGAGAAGAAAACCATGAATGAAAAAGCAAAAGAAATAGATCTTACACCCGGACCACTTCAAACAATGCCGCACGCCGGATCCGTTATGGCGGTCGGTTCGCCTGATAACCTTTTGGCGATGGCCCTTGAGAAAGGAACGGACATCGAACAGCTGGAAAGGTTGCTGGCATTAAAAGAGAGATACGATGCCGGCGAAGCGCGGAAGGCTTTTTATGTTGCCTTGTCGCAGTTCCAGGCGACGAGCGCGCCGATTATAAAGAAGAAGGACGGCCATAACTGCAAGTACGCGCCGCTTGGTGACATTATCGCGCAAGTTCGCGGTGGCCTTGCATTGTGCGGCCTGGCTTATCGGTTCGAGATTGATCCAGCCGAATCAGGCATCACGGTTTCATGTGTTGTTACTCACGTTGACGGACATTCAGAGAAAACCACGATGACGGCCGACGCTGACGATTCGGGAAGTAAGAACGAGATACAAGCGCAGGGGTCCACCGTTTCATATCTGCAACGCTACACGCTAATCGGCGCCCTGGGTATCACCACCGCCGACGAAGATATGGACGGAAGGTTGCCCCAGGAATCGGTCACCGAAGAACAGGTCGCGAACCTGGAAGCGCTGATCGGCGATGTAGGTGCTGACCGTAAGCAATTCTTGAAGATGCTGAAAGTTGATAAGCTGGCCGACTTGCCGGCGAAAAAATATGAAGCCGCGATCGGCCGGCTGGAAGATAAGAGAAAGGCATAATAATAGGGGTGTGGACTCCGAAGCAAGAACCCGATTTAACGGAATCGGCAAGCGGCATGATGTCACCACTTTGCGTCCCCTAATTCATTGCGCTTTGTGAGTGGGTAAGCCTTACCACTTAAACGATATGGGCAAATCATGTTTTCGTTTTTTAATTAATCAGGAGAAAAGAAATGAATAGAGATAAAAGAATTTGGCTGATTAACATGGGCGACGAGATTGTATGGTGCGACGTTCCGGATCCATCGCATGATTGCGAAGAAGAAGACGCCACCGAATATGTGCTGATTGATGAATACCGGGCGGTAGAAGTCGAGCGAGACAAAGCGCTCAAGGGATTGAACGACGCGGCGGCATATCTACAAAACGATAGATACACAACGCGCGTAAAAAATGCGCTATCCGTAATTTTTGAAACGCTAAACGAGATGAGACAATGAAGATAATCGATTGCGAACAGGGAACCGACGAATGGTTCCAGGCGCGGCTCGGTATTCCGAGCGCTTCCATGTTTAACAAGATCATCACGCCGGCCAAGTTGCAAGTATCGAAACAGGCCGACGACTATGTGAACAAACTTTGCGCGGAATGGGTGCGGAACCAGGGTGAGGATTCTTATCAGTCTTTTGATATGAAGCGCGGGATCGACGTTGAAGAAGAAGCGCGGGATTTCTACCAGTTCCATACAGATTATGAAGTCGCCCAGGTTGGTTTTTGTGTCGCCGATAGTGGCGCGTATGGTTGTAGTCCGGACGGATTAATTATTGACGAAGGCGGCGTCGAGATTAAATGCCCGACGGCCGGTGTTCACTTTGGATACCTGATCGATGATATGGTGCCGGCTATCTACCGGCTTCAAGTTCTCGGATCCTTGTTGGTTACTGATTATGCCTGGTGGGATTTTGTTTCGTACCACCCGGACATGAAGCCGTTGATCGTGCGAACGCAACGAGCCGCAGTTTTGGGCGATCTGGCATTACTGGAAACGGCCCTGGTTGGAATTAATAAGCAGATTTATGACAAGAAGCAAATAGCAATCGAAAAGGGGATCAAACAATGATCGAGACAATCGGATTACTTTTTGCCGTCGCCTGCGCCGTCATATTGGTGCATGGGTTCTTGTCTCGGCTGGACGCGATTCTGGAAGAATTACGGCAAGCCAACGAATATTTAAGATGCATTAATCACCACGTAAACGACACGAAGATCCACATTGAAAATCAGGGGAAAAAGATATGAGCGAAGCAAAACAAATAGTAGAGTTCGACGAATTTGCGGCCGGCCTGGCTCAATTCAAAAAAGACTATGAAGGCGTGGTTTATGATCTAACCGTTCCGGAACAGGAAAAGCAGGCCCGGTCGGATAAGTTTTCGATCGGTAAACTGATCTCCAAACTGGATAAAGTACACGCCGCCGTGAAAGCGCCGTTCAAGGAAAAGGTCGATCTTATTGATGCCAGGCGGAAACAGATAAAGGATGAATTGCTGGAAGTGCAGGGCAAGATAAAAGGCCAGATCCAGGCGCACGAAGAAAAGGCCGCGAACCAGGCCGAAGAATTGCAAACTTTGGTGACGGATATTGTCGAGCTTGGCCTTGATTATCCGGGCGACAATCCAACGCAGTTGGCGACCAGGCTTAAAACTTTGGAATCGATCAAGGTTGACGATTCTTATCAGGACCGGAAGGCCGATGCTACACTGGCCCAGGTTGAAGCAATTAAATCACTGGAAGACAAGATCGCGGCGGCCGAGAAGTTTGAAGCCGAGCAAAAAGAGTTGGCAGATCTTCGGAAGGAAAAGGAAGAACGCGACCGCGCCGACCGGGAAGCTGAGATCATAAAAGAAGCGACGGAACGAGCAACGAAAATGGCTGAAGAACAAGCGGCCGAAGAAAAGGCCGAAGCTGCCGCCGCCGCACAAAAGGAAATAGACGACGCCAATGAGGCGAAGGCCCAGGCTGAAAAGGAAGCTGCAGAAGCAAAGGAAACGGCCGAACGAGAAGCGCGCGAAGAATTAGAAAAAGAAGCGGAAGAAAAGAGAATGAAAGAAGAAGCCGAACAGGCCGCCGAGTTGAAGAAGAAGCAAAAGAAGCAATACAGGAACCGGATAAAAACCGAAGCGATCGAAAGCCTGGCGCATGGCCTGGCTGCCGAAGAAGTGGTGCCGGAAGAACAGGCGAACGAAATAGCCGAAGCGGTGATCGATATGATTGACCGCGACGTTATCACGCACGCTTCAATAATTTATTAGATTTACCCACCCACATATAAATAGATAATTTAGGAGATACACATGGCACGCGGAATAAACAAAGCAATACTAGTCGGCAATCTTGGCCAAGATCCAGAAGTGAGATACACCCAGGGCGGCGCAGCTGTCGCGAATATCAGCGTCGCAACGGCGGAAAGCTGGAAGGATAAACAATCCGGCGAAATGCAGGAACGAACCGAATGGCATCGGGTTGTAGCCTTTGGCCGCCTGGCTGAAATTATGGGCGAATATTTGAAAAAGGGATCCCAGGTATACATCGAAGGCCGGATCCAAACTAGGAAGTGGGAAGACAAGGAAAATAACACGCGATACACGACGGAGATTGTCGCGAACGAGATGCAGATGTTAGGCGGGAAAACAGATCAATCGAATCACAAAGCCGGCGGCGAACAACAAACGGCGCCGGCCAAAACTGATACGAACGACTTCGACGACGATATCCCATTTTGAGACAATCAAAAATCATTCTATTACTGCCGCTTGTCGGACTTCTGGAAGTGGTCGCGCCTATGGACCAGGGTTTTGCCCTGGTCTATCTGGAATTGGCGATCGTCGGCCTGGCTGGCTATTTTGGAATGAAGCGGCCGATGTTCTTGCTGGTTGCTCTATACGCGACGCTGGTGAGCTTGATTGAGTTTTCCGGCGTGCCAGTGTCGCATGGGTACGCCACGTTT